TCCGGACCACCGGATAAGGCTAAATCTCGATGAGCCGTGCATAGATGCAATTCGAGCTGTACGTCAACTAACGTTGATGTTCAGCAAGATCCATCTCACGTGTAGCGATACACGTGTGAGGGCTGCTATGCGCGACTATGTCGAGTGTGAGAAGGAGGTCAGAGTATCCGACCTCGCAAGGAGTCCTCTCAATAGAGAGGACTTTAAGCGAGTTTCGGATCTATTGTTTCGTAGGCTCTTTTCCGATATGGAGGTAAAACTCTATAACGGTGAGATAACCCCGAAACACGGTCCCGGAAAAACGGCCGATAGATTGAGTGGAAACTCAAAATATCTGCTGTCTACCTGGACCGACCGATTGGAAGAGGTATTCCCCGCTGGGGAAATGCTCATTCCTAATTGGTCTTACATAGACCAATATTTCGGTATTGACCACCTCGAACCCGGTGCAGAAGTTCCTGTGAAGGTAACTCCTGTACCTAAGACGCAGAAGGCGCCTAGGATAATAGCAATGGAACCAACTGCTATGCAGTATGCACAGCAGGGGATTCTTGAGCTATTCCTGGAATGTCTGCGGTCGAGAGACCGTAGACGTCGATTCAGGTTTGACCTCCTGAATCGTTTCCTCGGATTCGATGACCAAATCCCTAATCAGGAGATGGCATTGAAGGGCTCCCTTGATGGGAGCCTTGCGACACTCGATTTGAGTGAGGCATCCGATCGCGTCTCAAATCAGCTCGTACGTGATCTCTTTGTCAACTTCCGCTATTTGCATGCGGCTGTTGACGCTTCGAGATCACGGAAGGCTGACGTGCCTGGACAAGGCACTTTGCGCTTGTCCAAGTTCGCGTCTATGGGTTCAGCTCTCACCTTCCCGATTGAGGCGATGGTCTTCTTGACCATCATCTTTATAGGGATCGAGCGAGAGCTCAACGTGCCCCTTGATCACAAAACCGTTAAACGGTTTCGTGAGCAGGTGCGTGTCTATGGAGATGACATAATTATCCCCGTAGACTATGTGCAGTCCGTTGTCAGTGAGCTTGAAACTTTTGGGTTTCAAGTCAACACTGGCAAGTCTTTCTGGACTGGAAAGTTCAGAGAGTCTTGCGGAAGGGACTACTACGCTGGCTCTGACGTTACTGTTGTCAAAGTCAGGCAGTTGTTCCCGACACAACGGCAGCACGCCACCGAAGTCATTAGTATAGTGTCTCTTCGTAACCAGCTTTATTTTGCTGGTTACTGGAGCACTGTACAATGGCTTGATGAGTACATAACGAAAGTGATAAAACATTTTCCGCATGTACTGCCATCATCTCCGGTGTTAGGTCGTCATTCTTTTCTCGGCTACCAAGCCGAGCGAGATGACGAGTTTCTGCATAGCCCCCTAGTCAGGGGTTATGTC